CCTGGCATTCCTTGCTCTGGTGCCCCCTCTGGGCCTCCCATACCCATAGTTTCTGACCCTGGCATGCCTTCTTCTGGCACTTCCATACCATTCTCACTTATTGGCATACCTGCCCTTTCTTCTGCGAGTCTTGCTTCCACCTTGTCTACATCAAAACTACCCATCTCTTCAAGGAGTGTTCTTCTGTCAATATCCATATTACCCCTTAGGTTAAGTAGTGTTTCTTGTTTACCTTGTTTGGTGTATGCAATACCACTATTGATTATAACTTTAACCTGTGGATTCTCTGGAATAGCTACTGTATTCTCGTCTGCCTCTGCCATACCTTTTTCATCATTCATTCCTATAACTCTCTTAACATCCGATTCGCCCTGTGCACCCTTTACTCTAAACTCTTTTGTGGTGTCATAGAATTTGCTACCAAGTCTTAACAATGGTGTACCAAGTTGGCTTAGTGTTATCTCCAGGTTGTCTACCAAGTCTGCAAGGTTTACCATGTTGTTTGCCACTAACGTTTCAATAGCAATACCCGACTTAATACCTGTTGGGGTTTTACCCATGAATGCTTCGTTACTCGCTCCAATGTCCTGCATATACCTCATGATATTCTCCTGCTGGTTGAACACTGTAGAACTCATAGGCTCCATTTTCATTTGCTCAAACTCACTCCCTCTGGTCTTCTTGATTATCTGCCCGTTTTGGTTGGTGATTATCTTTACATTACTGTCTGGGGTTGTTACATATCTTCCCTTACTAAATAACACGTTATACTCAAGTGTACTTCTCTCTAAGTAATTCAATGCCCTTTGTAAAGGTACAAGGTTCTTAACCCACCCCTCACTGTAAATCTTGTTAGGGTTAATGTCTGGTTGGTATATCACAAAGGGATATTCAGTTTCGTCTAACTCTTCGTATCTGATTAGTCTATCCTGTTCAGGAAGAATAGTTATAATATGAATCTTCTCGTTACCCTCTTTGTCTGCAATCTTGCACCATGCTTCATAAATAAGACTTGTTCCAAGGTTTGGAGTTTCTCCACTGTTTTGTGGGTTTACTTTACTCTCTAACTGGTCTTTATACTCACTTGCTGAGAATTTGTTGTCAGACGAGATGTCTTTGTTGTTTGAGTACATAGGATCTTTCTCTATGTCTTCTGTGTATCTCCTGGCTATCTTAACAACGTACTTAGCATTCTGTATCTCACCATTACAATTAGGGTCAATATACACATCAAATGGATCTAACTCGTCCACCCATACTTCACCCAATCCTTCGTCTGCTTCCTCATCATAACCATACTGTAATATTCCAATACCACATACAAGTCCGTGCAACACCATCTCCTTAATCTTCTTCTTCATTCCTAGCTTGACCCACAAGTGGCTCATATAGTTACCAAGTGTGTCTAAGTCGTCTGCATCCACATCTCCATAAGGATAGGCGTCTACATCCCATACGGGTTGGCTTCTTGTTACAGCCCCTCTAATGGCTCTGACAATAGCGTATATTTGATTTACATTATACTTTAATGGGTCTTTATTATCCCAATCTAAGTTCCCTGTTTGTCTGTTATATTTAAGATTTGTAAGTCCAAGGTAATAAGCCCAGTTAATCATCCAGTTTTTGTCGTAGTAATGACTTCTATATTCACTTGCTGACTTGAATTTATTATTAACATAACTAATCCAATATTGCTCGTCGTGTCCTCCTACATTATCCTCTTCTTTTTTGTTGCCAAAGAGCATGTCTCTGGTGTTTTGCTTATCTTTTCCTCTCAGCTCTTTTTCAGCTGCGTATGGGTCGTATTTTTTTGCCACATTCTTATTGTGTTAATTTACTACCCCTCTACCTTTTCTTGAAATGGCATATCTGGCATATCTGCTAGGTCTACCAAGTTATCCTCCTCTAACACTTCGTTCTCTCCCTCTGGTTTCTTATCCAAAGTTAGAACATCGTTTACATCTTTTGCTTTTCTTAGCTTCTCAATTTGTAATCTCTCTTTATGAGAAACAAACTCTTTGACAATAATAATTGCCACAAGCCCAATGATTGATACTATACCTAAAGTTTCCATATATTTATTATAACACGAGCAAATTATATATCTGAGTCCATCCAATCTGGACTGCTATCGTTTGTAATATCCTCGGCTTCACCATAAGGGTCGTCTGGATCTACCTTAACACCCCATCTGTCCCTCTTGGGCTTCTCCATGTCTTCTGGGTGTGACATAATAAGGTACCTATCTGCGTCACAATTTGCAACCAATATACCATTAGCATAATACTCGTGAATCTTATTGACTGTAAGATTATAGACGTTTTGTCTTACTGGCAAGTTTACCACTGCAAGCACGTGAGCAGGTTCTTGTTTTAGAATATTTGTTTTTAAGAAACTCTTTACCACATACGATACATACCATAGCAACATCATCAACACCCGACTCTCTCCTGTATGCCGACTTGCACTTACCCGAGCAGAACCTTTTATGGTATGACTTTGTTCTGAATCTCTTTCCACAATATTTACATTCCTCTTCAACATCCCTCCTTGCTTTCCAGCACCTCTTTCCGTGCTCCTTGTGCCATTCCCTTCCTTCTTTACTCCTGTGCCATTCTTTTGTAAGGCCTCTAATATCGTCAAGATGTTTGAGCATTTTAGGCGTTGCATTATCCCATCTCTCTTTGCTGTGAATACTCTGATGTTCTCCTCTCTCAAGCATCTGCAGATTGCTGATTTCATTATTAGTTGAATCGTGGTCAATATGATGGATAACCATACCCTGTGGAATATCTCCATAATTATCTTCCCAAACAACTCTGTGTAACAGATGAACTGTCTCTTTATTCTCAGCAAATCTCTTGTAATAGTGCCCGTCCCAGAAGTATGTCTCTCCTTTGTATTCTGCTTCCATGTATATATTATACCATATCGAATTGTATCCACGCCCACTTTGCCACTATCTGTTATTATTTTGTGGTCTGGGGTACAGTCAAAATACCCCTCGGTCGTATACACCCTAACAACTTTCTGATTTCTCCTGGTCATCCTACTATTCTCTACTACTCTTAATCCATCTCTCGTATATACTCTATCCCCATTTATAATGTCCTTAATTTTCTTCTCTCCATGCTCAGTCATCACCTTGGCGTTTCCGACCAGACATAAGTCGTCTTTAACCTTATAAACCTCTTCTGTAAGCTCACCATTCTGGTTGTCCTTCCATCTATAACTACCATACTCATCTATATGGTGCTCACATGTTTCAAATACAAGTAGCTTTTTCTTTCCGTCCACCTCATCTGACAAGTATTGCGTAACCTTGTCTATACCTGCCCTAACATCATTGTTACCTGCAACTACTGGTATACCCTCAATTTGATACTGTTCAAATATACTTGTTCCATCACTGTCCTGTCTCTTCTGCTTACTCGCTGGATCTATTATGAATATGTGAGGTTCAAATGGTATCCCTTGTTTGCAGAACCTTGCCAATCCGTTTAGTTTATCTTTAATCATGACTGCCATTTCTGGGACTGTCTTCTGTCGCTTATACAACTCATCTACAATGTAATAGTTCCCTTCATAGCTTCGTATCATAAACGTAACAGCTGTCGGGTGGTTCCATCCTACATCAATACCAACATACAGTATGTCGTCCCTGTCAAACATTCTCTCTGGGACAACATGCGTATCTTCGTTAAACATAGGGTAAACAAGCCCCCTAAACTGCTCTACTGTAGCAAAGTATTCCTGTCTCCACTTCCACTCTGGCATTCTACTCTTTGCGTCTTGAACCTCTTTCTGTAGATGGGGCAGTGCTGTGTTATCTACAGTTCTCCAGGTAAACAAGGTGTAATCACTGTCTCCGTCTGGATTCGTGTCGTAGACAGGCTCCTGGGGCGTCAGGGCTAGTGGGTTTTCGGCTCTCCAAATGTTGTATGCTTTGTTATAAAACTCTTTCCATGCCTCGTCTTTACCATTGGTTGTAGTAGTTACCCACATATTACCTTGATAGTCTGCAAGAGTTGGCCATAATGTACTGACTAAACTACCTAATCGCTTACAATCTCTAGCTTCGTCAATGTGGATAAAATGGTACTTACCACCTCTACCTATCTTCTCTGGATTGTCTGCTGATCTACAATACAGTATCCCGTGTGGTAGCTCTAGTGTCTTCTTCTGTTCCTTCCATGCTTTCTCAAATACGTCTGGTCCTAGTAGCTCTTTGAATATAGGAACACTAACATCGCTTATGTCATTATACGTTGGGGCTACCAGAAGTCCTACAACCTTTTGTATGTCTTTTTCCTTTAATCTCTTATTACACTTGGGGCAGTAGTAACCATTCTCATCATAGTTTGTTAATACATCACAACATTTTGATTTTCCCCTATCTATCCAATAGAAGTCTTCAAACTGTCCTGAGATACTCTTTCCACCTCGCCTACCACAAAATGAACACCTTACCCGTGAATTACTCTTGTGAAATAGCTCTTGATATTTATGGTAATTGTATTGGAACATTATGCTAGTCCAAAAGTTATTCGGTGTTTTCCTATTCTTATACCACCTGGGTTAGATAATCTCTCTATAACTGGATGAATACTTAATACGTATGGGGTGTATGGCCACAACCACAAGAATATGCGGTGTGTTACTTTCCCATTCTGGAGTAGCAACCCCTGATAACATACAATGTTTGTTGATATATACTTTTTAAACTTCTGTTTGAACATCACCATCTCCCTCTTTAAGTATATTCCCAAACACAAGACTTGGGGTTACCACTTCCCCGCCACTTGTTATATCTGTTGATTGCTTTGGTTTGCCCATCAATTGTTCAGCCAGGAACTTGTTGGCATCTAATCTTATCCTCTTGTCATCTTCATCATTTGATAAATCAAGAAGGTTTCTCATAGTATTCTCCAATACTTTGTTATCCTCGCAGAACAATACAAAGAACTCTCTGCTTACATTACTTACTGCAGATTTTATCTCCGATGCTTTATTCTGTGTTGTTTTTTTACTCTCTTCCATTTTCCCTGGTTATGGGTTTATAGTTTATATTTAATTATACCACCTCGTTTTCTATAAGATAGTCAATCTCTTTTCTGTCCTTGCTTTTTATCTTCTTAATCTCGTTGCCGTCTTCGTCTGCAATCTTGATTATCTTATCCTCGTCAATAAACACTCTGTATTCATTCCCACTCGTTGTTGTTATCCTTCTCCCAAACACCCGATCATAAGTGGCGTCTCTTCTCTCCATAGCTTCTAATGTGTCTCCTGTTGTATATGGTTTTGATATTGGCATATCTTTCCTTTTAATACATTATGTCCCTGCTAGGATTTGAACCTAGTTTTAAGTGTACAAAGACTCTGCTTTCCCGAATATAAGCTACAGGGACAGAGCCCTCCTACCGAACACTTTAACCTTTTTGTACCACTTGTTTGTACTCTTAATTATATCATTGACGTCATACTCTAAGTCCAAATCACTTTCACCAATAAGCACCTCCGCCTCTCCTGTGGCGTTTACTCCAGCACCACCTGTTATTAGTATTTTCATTATCTCCAATCGTTATTCTTATACCACTCAACACTTTCATCAATAACTTCATCAATGTCTCTAAACTTCTCTAGTGGGTATACTGCACTCGCAACTACCCTACTCTTTTTTGTTTCTCCCAGTCTCATAGGAACCTCTACTACTTGGCTTTGTGTATCAACACCACTATCTTTAACAGCCTGTACAACCTTGTGTGCTATCTCCCATACTGTAGGTTCTGCACCCGTACCTGCTTGTAATTCATTACTCCCCGGTTCTATTTCACCACTAGCTGTTTTCTCTAACACTTCAATTAAAACCTTAGCGACATCACCTGCAAAGATTAAGTCCATAACTGAGCAATCTTCTTTACCACCATACACGTTTAGATCTTCACCCTTTAATGCCCTTGTAATAAATGTTGGCAATATCTTTCCTGTGTTTCTAACTTTCTGTCTTGGTCCTACTGCGTTTAGTGCTCTTACACAGTTACCCCTTACTCCGTTATACTTAACATATTTAAGTAACATTCTACTCTGGAAGTCCTTACTAGATGAATAGTCGTTGTCTTCAAAATAGTTTCCTACTGAAATGAATACTACTGGAATATCAAACTCACTACATGCGTCTAGTATATTAAGTCCTCCATTTACGTTTACATCATTAAATACTCTACTTTGTCTTGTATGCTTTGTTCCAAGAAGACCTGCAAGGTGAATAACCATATCAGCCCTTTCTACAATATGATACATCATGGATGCGTCTCTTACGTCTGCCCCTGTGTATACAAGAAGCGATCCGTCAGCCAACTGGTCTTTAAATTCTTCTTCATAAATAAAAGTTGTTGTTATTATATTAGTAATAACCCTGTAACCTTTCTCCAAGGCTTCTTTTATTGTGTAATAAGCTATAAAGCCATTACCACCTGAAATGAACAATGTTTTCTTTTGTTCCATTGTTATATATAAATAATTTATTTAACTTTTTTATTGAGCAAGTTGTAATAGCCCTTAGATAACAACTCCTCTGATAATTCTTCATACCTTTCTGCAATGTCTGTATCCTCTAGAATATATTGCTTTTGGTATGGACTAAATGTTAGGTGGCTTACGAGGGCGTTGCCACAAATAATGTTTTTAAATCCCTTTCTCTTGGGGTATGTACCTGTTAGCCATATCTCTTCATCGTCCTGGTCTAACTCTCCATTAAACTTGGCAAAATCCTTCCCAAAGAAACAAAAGTTTGAAATGCTAAACCTGTGTCCTGTCTCCAGGGGGTAATTGTCTATATACAAATCCTCTACCTTATCTTCTTCTATCTTCTTTAACAACAGAGTATGAATGTACTCAGCAAAATATGGATCACCCCAACCTATCATATCCATACAGTATGGTTTCTCTACTACTCCGTGGTCTGTGTCTATATTACCTTCCTGCTGTTGGTAGTATGAAATAATTGCATTGTTCCAAATGTTACCAAACACCAGGAAGTATTCAGGGTTGTCTATTCTAAAGTCCAGGATATTCTTAAAGTAATCATCATGTATGTAAACAATGTCATCATCAAACCTAACATAGATTGTATCTGGTTCTATTGTCTGCTTGTACCACCTACCTGTGTTTAACTGTATGGGCTGGTCGTTACTTGGTCCGTGCCACTCCTCACCTTCTGGGTATGGTATCACGTCAAATAGTGGATTCCTTCCCAACTGATCTATGTATGCCAAGTCCTCTTCGTCTTCTGTATTTCTCCACAACTGTACCCTGTCTAACACACCTTGAAATCTCATTAGGTTCTTGGATAAAACCTTTAATACTTGCTCTCTTCCTGCTGGAACAAAAGCTACAATCTTGTAATCCCTATACATACTTAGATGTTTTAACTTATCTTTTCTATTATATCAAAATAGTCGTATTCTTCCTCTCCTATAGTAGTGTCATCTTCTACCATTCCACAACAATACCAAGCCCTATATTCATTAAGTTCATCAAGTTCACTAAGTAGCATAGGTTTATCTATTTTGCCATTTTTAATTGTCATGGTTACAAGCCGTATGCAAGAACCCATTTCACAAGCTGGTATATAATCGCCCTCCCAGTATCTTCTAACAATCCCCGTATAGTCATCATCACCAAAATATAGGAATAGGTTGTGTGAAAGATTCTGCTCAAGTTTGTCTGGCAGTACACGCTTCCATAATAAAAAAGCTACCTGAGGCACGCTCACAGTGGTAAACTTGGCTTCTGTTTTGTTCATTTTGGGACAGTAAAAAATTAGTTATATCGGTATCTGTAAAATATTCGCTCCATAGTATTCTCGCTTATCCTCAGAAAATTACCAACCTCACCAATAATATTATCCATTAAAAACGTGGAATCCATACCTGTAGAATCACATACGTTTACTATCTCTTCTCCGCCACCAAGCTCTTTATAACCAATTACCCTGTAACTATCCAGAGAGGTTCTATCAATCATAATTTTAGGGAATCTTTTTTTACGCTTTTTTGTACAATAGTCCATCATTCTCATTATAGCCTGAATCTGCTCCTTGGTCTTGACCATCTTACTCATATACAGCCTCCAGTTCTTTTAGCTTCTCCTGCATTTCGGGTATAGTCCACTTCTTAATCTCAAACATTTTACAATTAACATCCCTAAGATCTTCCCACCTGTTTTCCTCCATCCAGAAATGAAACCACTCGGGGTTTTGGTGCGCAGATTCCAACTTGAATGTATGACATCCTGCACATAAACACACTCCATTGAAAAGTTCCCATCTAAGTCTTCTATTCCTTCTACCTACAACATGGTGAGAGTTAAGACTCTCCACCTTACCGCAAACTTCACACTTGTTCTTTGCCAGGTTCTTAACTGCCTTACTCCATGCTGTGTCTAATTTCTTGGTCAGCGTTTTCTTGGAGGGTGTGCGGGGCATTGGTGTATAGTGTTAATTTATTTTAGGTTTAGGACCACTCTTGTAATATTTTATCAAACGCTCTGCTTCTTCTCCTGTAAATCTCATAACCCCGTCCACATCCACATCCCTGTCACTAAACAGCTTTGACTTCCTTTTATAGATCGTATTAAGACCCTGACCAGACATTTCACTTATTTCTTTAATTGTGTACTTCCTTTTCTTTTTAAACATCTATACATACATCAAAATTATTGCAAACAGTATTCCTATACTTACTGTAAATCCTAGTGCAGTAAATACCACTACTGGGAGTAATATGTACTTTACTACTCTCCAGATTTTCCTAATTATATCACTTAGGTATAACATATCAATAACCTATAAAGTTAATTATCTTCTAATGTTGCCTTAATCTTTTCGATTATGGCTTCTATGCTTCTTTTGTAATAGTCTGCAAATTCTTCTTTGGTTGGTTTCCTGCCCAGCTTCTGTTCTTGTTGTACATACAAAACATCCCTTAACCTCTGACTTGGTGTTTTGTGATTATCGTATATATCCCTCTGTACTGGATCGTTTAATATCTCGTCTATGTCCAGATTCAACTCATTGCCTATCAGTGTGTCAGTTAAGATTAGAAGTCCTATAGACCCTCTATAACTATCAATCTCTCCAAATTCTTTGCTAGATACCTCTACAAGAGAATCTATTTTAAAGGACACGGAGTCATCTGCCCTTCTACTTGCATTTTTTAGTTCTATCTCTATCTTTTTCATTACTCTTCCTCCTTTTTCTCTATTCGGTTAGATAACTCCTTTTCAATTAAATTACTAACTACATCTTCCTCTACGATTTCGTATATTGAAAACCCTGACACCTTAATCCTCTTGCAAAGATTCACAATGATTCTAATTGTCTTCTTCTTTATTCTCCTCATTACTCTTCCGCCTTTAATTTAACTAAATCCCTCCATACCTGTTCTTGTATCTCTGTCATTGCATAAGTAAATGCTTCCTCGCTACTCCTGTCTAGTGATATACCTGAATTACCTAGTGCGTGGAATACAAAATGTAAAAGTTCGTGTGTCAATGAAACTAGGTCTGCAATGCACCAATTAAACTCTGGCATAAAGATAACATCTGGCATATCTCCAATGCTTTCATAGTAACAGCCCTGTGCATTTG